CAGAACTGCAGACATATCCATCATCTGCTGTTCCTTTGTGCTTTCCGATATACTTTCTGTCTGTATCTTTATTGACCCAAAGATAACAAAATGACTCACCGCTTGGGCTATAAGCGTCAGATTCACTGGACACTTCTCCATCTGTTACTCCTTCAATATGGTTCTGCCATAGTTCTTTTAGGTATGCCAACATAGGTTTACCTTTAGGTGCTCTCCACATGACTACAAAGGATGGTGTTCCTTCGTTATCACATAGATATTCATACACCCATTTGTTATATAAGCCTGAGTATTCTACCTCATTTATCTTAACACGTATCATTGATTTACCTGAGTCAGATGTATAAGACTCAACTTCATCAACAGTACATTCATAGATATCAAAGTACTTATCAGTGCCTGTAACAAACTTTTTAACTGTTCTTATTAAGTTCATTTAGTTTCCATTTGATAGCGTCATGCCACATCCCTAATGCGTCCATTATAGATGTGTATTCATATGAATAATTAATATCTTCCTCTCCTGCGTATCGAGCAACAAAGTCTGCAACTAATTTATCAGAATGATGAGCAACGTTATTGCTATATGCTTTTACAAAAGCTTTTTGTTCTTCAATATTCATTACTTTCACTCTCCTTTAAGTTTTTTCTATAGCCTACCCAATCACAATCCATACAGTGAGATTTTGCAAGGTCATCATGTAGCTTTACTGAATGACAGTAAACTTCAAATTTATTTATATCCCAAGCTGTTTCTTCATATACAAGTATATCAATGCTCATGCATTCAGGGCAATGTAGTATAGTCATTTTGCTAACATATATAAACCCACGTTACCGAGGGCATATCCAAAGTAAGTTATTGCCATTCCTGTATTACCTTTAAGCCATTGATCAATGGAAATATAAAGGTATACAAAACCTATTCCTACAATGAGCCAACTACTCATTTGCTTCTTCTAGTTTACATACAGTATTTATTAATACCATAATAGCTGTGATAACTGAAGGGCCACTAGTACCGCAAGTATCAGCTATCATAGCGCAATAGTCTAATGCTTCTTCTACAGAATCTCTTGAAGCAAATAAGTTATCACGATAAGGTTTCAATACACTCATGATCTATTCCTTGTTGTTTGTTTAAGAATATTTGTCGGCATTTAATACATTCATACGCTCTTGATTGAGTTGTTGTGGTATACTTTCTTCCATGTGTACCATACAACCTACCAAAGAATGTACGTATTACTTTTAGTCTATCCACTGGTTATTTTTACCTGTATCTGCAATAAGCTTTTTAAGTAACTCTATAATAGCGTACTCAACTAATGTACGTACTTCTTCATTAGTCATATCCATAGTTAATGTAGCACTACCATCTTCATGTTCATCTATAGTTTTTACTTTCATTATGATTCCTTATGTACGTGTTCATTAATTTCATAAATAGAATAGAAGTCATGTACTCTTTTTAAGGCTTTAAAAAGTTTTTTAATTGCTTTACGATCTTTTTTAACACCAATATGATAAAATTGTGCATGTACATTATTGTCATAATCGTTTTTAAAAGACCAATAATGGCTTTTTAAGCTTTGAGCAACTGCTTCTGAGAATACTTCATTGTCAGTGATTTCTATCTTCATAGTACAACACCTTCTTTCTTGTATTTAATAAGAGCATTTAAATACCATAGAGCTTTTTCTAACTCTTGAACTTCATCATCTTTATTACCGCAACGCATGAGGTATTTATAGATTTGACCGAACAAGTGTGCTTCTACGCCTGACTTATTATCAAGCATATCAACCATTAGTTCCATGTATTGTTTACCTGCTGCTACGTTCTTGTAGTGTTTAGGATTAATAACAGCATCTATACTTGATTGAGTAAAGAAATCTTCATCTAAATAAAATTCTTTTTCTTTAGCGGCTTCATAATCAATTTCTTTATTATAAGCTCTTGCAAAAGTATCAGGCCACAATTGTTTTTTAACCCATGTATCATAGAAGTCTGATTTAAATGAGTCATCTTGTGGGTCTCTTGATTGACACCACAGTTGTTTATCGTCATCAATATCCATTAAATTTTCCTTAGAAGTAGACATTACCATTTTCTTTTATTTTATTATCTTCATATGGTGCAGCAACCATACGATATAATTCAAGTTTAGCACCTTCTAATGCACCTACACTATCATTAATACGTTGGTAGCTTAATCCTTTATCTACAAGATATGTACGTGCAATGATAGTAAATAAATAATTTAATTCACCTGCATTCATTAGACCTACTGTTTGGATTGCATCTGTGACGCTGTTTAAGTTATCACGATCAATCATTTTAATATACGGCATATTAACCTCCTGCGTGTGTTGGTTGGTGATCAAATTCGTTAAAGGCAAAGTATGATGAGATACGTTCATCTTGTTTTTTATAGTAGTCATCATCTTCGTAGTCAAATGAACTATTATTAAATGGCTCAACTACAAATTCACCATCACGATAATAACCGATGAAGTCACAGCCTTGCTCACAGAATGTAGCTTCAACAGTATAACCTTGATCATTCATTTTATAATAGAAAGCTTCAGGTGGACTCCATGCGGTATCAAATGTTACATGAAGATAATCTTTTCCGTTATCTTCTTCAAGGATTAAGTCTGCAGCATCCCATTTAGTACCCCAATTATCAATGTTAGATTGATACCAGTCATCACCTTTAGATGATGGAACAAAGTATTCAAAGAAACCGTCTAAGAATGTTTCATCACCGCTATTTAATCGGTTGATTAATTCAGTTAACTTAGCGGTTTGTTCAGGTGTATTTGCAGTGATTTTTAAGCTGTTAGCTGTCCAGTTTGGCATTGTTTAATCCTTAGTCGTAGTTTTTAAATCTTTTTTCATTATCGTATAGTTCTATTATTGGCGATAATAGACCATAGATTAGTGCTATACAGGCAATGATACCCCAGATTGTTCCTATGATTGTTAGCATTATAAATAATATTCCTTTACAGCTTCAATAGCATTTTCTAAAGTATGATGTACTTCAGTGGCATACTGTGTGATGAATGGATGTTCAAATTGGTCTTTATCCATCAGAACAATAATGATTTTATTTTTAGTATGTGCATGAGCTATTTCACATACAGTACCCCATTTTTTTCCTGGGAGACTGTCTGATAAGTTAGCTAATACAACTGTACTATAGGCGATATCTTGTAGGTCAGCTTTCCAGATACGTCTTGCAGCATTTGTTGATGTTAGATGATTGCTATCAACAAAGGATACTCTACGAGTTGGATCAAGTGTACAAATACCAGAGCTTCCTAGTTCGAAGTCAGCATCTAGTCGCCATTTTGTTGCTTGCTCTTTTGTTAATCCTTCGATTGGACCAGCAAGATAGGTATGTTCTTTATGTCTTAACATTACAGTTCCTGTAGGATTGTTAATTTGTTTGCTGTATACCATAGACCACCTTGGTGTTCTGGTTTGACATGCTCTTTAAAATCTTCTATGAGTACAATACACCATACACGTTCTTTGAGTGACAAGTGTGGTGCTTTAGGTTCTGCACAACAATGCCAACCTGGTCTATGGGCATAGCCTTCAGTACGGTGATCTTCAGCATCATATGTTACACCTTGACTAAGTTTTTGTTTACGATTAATAAAGAGTGGTCCGTAAGTACCGTCTTTACGTTTACGAAAGAGCTTGTATGCTACTATTTTCATATGGTTCTACTTCAGTAAATACTGCAAAATGGTATACATTATTCATAGCATCTGTGACGTATGAATACATACCATCAAGGTTATGTAGTTTGTAGATACGATCATCATCTATAAGAGTGAATAATGTATCACGTTTTAACTCATATAATTTCATAGCTGGTATGGGCGATGAATATATAAGTTACATTTTTTGTTAGAGCAGTTAGATACTTCTTGAGTACTACCGCCTACACAGTCAACACAGAAATTACGAATAGCTGTTAATGGAGAGATTGTACGAGCAGCTTTTTTAGCTTCTTCTTTAGCAATCCAGTTAGCTAATGTTTTACCACCTTTAGCTTGTGCTTTAGCTTTTTCTTTACGCCATTTTTCAAGAGCAATAACTCCTTTAGCTTGTACTTCAGGATTCATTTGACGTTTCTTTTTGATTTGAGATACGGGAATTGAGATTGTCTGCATGATGTTGTGCTTCTTTGTGTGTTAAATAAAATGTTGCATTTAGTAGACTGATTTCACGACCAGCTACACCGAAATACATACGGTCTAAACCTTGTTTGTTGAATACAAAATACTTTGACGAACCAAAGCTGTTAGAATGGTTCGTATTGACCATTGAATACCTCCTTGAAGTTTTCTATACAAGCATTATAGATAGCTGCATTATCTTCGTCAGATAAACTATCAGTAATGTTTAGGAGTGGTTTGTTATCACGATACAAGATTACTTCATATTCGTAACTGTCATTCATGATACCTACCCATGGTTCTGCGGGTTCTACAGTGTATGTTACTACAGTTTCTGTATCTTCATAATCTGTATAATCGAAGTCCCATAGGACGTCTGTTTCAAATTCACCTTCGTAGATATCGTTCATTGTAACACCTGTAGAATCATGTTGATAGCTTGTACAAGAATTATTTGTTCTTGTGGATGGAGTTCTTCCCAAGGCTTAGTTGGTTGAGGCCACTTTTTACGGATAGCTTCGTAGAATTGTTGGACTTCATTCATGTGTTTTTCTCTTTGAGTCTGGCTTCTACCATATCAATCAAATTACTAGGTGTTCGGCAGTTGTCGTAAAGCCATTGCGCTTCATTATCTGTCAGCCCTATCCATGTGCGCTGTGGTGGGGTATCAAACTTGTTGCGTGGGTCAAGACCGCCATCAGAAACAATGTCGCTGTATTCCACTGTTGATAGGCGCTTTTCACCAAACCCCCAAGGTGCTTCCCTCCAATCACGCTCTACAGGCTCTTGGCTTTCCAACTCTGCAATGGCTTGGCGCAAAATAACTTCAAGCTGGTCACATACTGCTGGCGTATGAGGCTCTGTCAACAACAGTTGATACATCTGTTTCAATACTTCAATCATACGTTAATACCCCATCTTTTACATTGTTTTTTAAGAGAAGGTTTTAGTTTTGTTTTATAGCATACTTTTTCTTTAGAACGCATTTTAGCCATAGCTATTAATTCACTTGTTTTATGCGGTTCTACAGATGATGGTATCAGGATGTACAGTCCTAGATACATACATATGAATGCTACAAAAAGACTACGAGGTTTAGAGAGCATCAATTAAGGCTAATACTTCAGCAGCGTCATCTGAGAGGTATAGTTTATCTTCGATAGCAATACGTTGTTCGTTAATATCTTCACGGAATTTAGTCATTAATAATTGATAACGGTTATATTCATCCATGAAACCTACACTATTTTCAATTAATTCACGAACACCATTAGCAAAGTAGTAACCATTTTCAAATTTCTTTTCGAAGGTTTCAAAAGGCATTACTTCACCTGAGTATAATGCGTTATACACTTTTTTAGCATCATATTGAGGGTCTTTTACTTCAGGAATACTATTTTCTAGATTAGCACGTTTTTCATTTAGCTTGTCATTAGCACGTTTAACAGCGTATTTGATTTGATCTTTATTTAGTTTAGCCATGATATTACCTTTAGAATGAACGAATAAAAACCCCCAAGAAGGATTTCTTGAGGGTTAACTGATATTTAGAATGGTGAATCGTCTGAACCTGAAGATGTAGTATCATCAGATTCAGTTGCTTCAAAGTCAACAAAGTTATCTGACTTGGGAACATACTTGATTAATGTAGTTACTTGTAC